TAAATTGCGAAATGGCCGAAAACATCCGCGTATACACCCTTAAGATAGACGGGGTAGAGCAGTCTATTAAGAGCGTCAACGACCTAGCCAAGGCGTTTGATATCGCAGATAAGCAGGCGGTGGAGGTAAGCGACGACCTCGCCGCCATCGGCAGCACAGCCACTAAGACGGGAGTCACGATTAAACAGCTCAACAGCACCCTGCTGTCGGGCGCGGCCGCAGGGGCAGGCATTAAGCAGGCGGGCAAGGCACTACAGGACGTAGAGCAGGCTGCCAAAAAGGCCAACGCCCCTGTGGCGGGTAGCGTCGCCGAACTCAAGCAGCTACAGCGGGAGCTAAAACAGCTAGAGATAGGCTCGGATGCGTTTATCGAGGCGCAGGTAAAGGTAAATAAGTTACAAGAGGAACTTAATCAGGCCCGTGAGGCGGCGGGGCTATTAACGGCTGCCGCAGGTGGCTTTGACCCCGGCTCGCTAAACGACCTTAACGCGCAGCTCAAGGCGTTACAGGGCAATCTCGCAGAGGCGCGGGTAGGCACGCAGGCGTATATAGAGGCCAGTGAGGGTATAGAGCGCGTCCAGCGGCAGATAGCGGCGGCCAGCATGACACTCAAGGAGCAGACCACCCAGCTGTTAGGCTTCGCGGGCACCGCCGTCGGGGCCTTTGCGCAGGCGAGCGCCGCCGTGCAGGCGTATGCGGGCGACAACGAGGATGTTAAGGCGGTGCTGTTGGAGTTAAACAAGGCCACGGCACTGAGTGGGGCGATTACGGGGGCCATAGAGCTAAGTAAGCAGGTGGCACTGGTTAAGACGATAGCCGTGCAGACCAGCCAGATAGCGGTCACTAACGCCGCTACGCTGGCCACGCGGGTGCTAGGCACGGCAGTTAAGACGGCACTAGGGCCTATCGGGCTACTGATAGCAGCGGGCGCGGCACTGGTGTCCATACTATCCGACAGCGAGGATGCCACGGAGGATAACACAGAGGCACAGATAGCGGCACGGGAGGCCGCCGATGCCCTACAGGAGCGGATAGATGAGCTGGCCTTTGCGCAAAAAAAGTACGCCATCGAGACCAGCGGGGCGAGCCGGGCTACGAAGGACTTGCAGCTCGCGCAGCTAGACCTAACGGACGCACAGGAGTACGCGGCGGATATCGCCAAACAATTAGAGGCCGCCGAAAAGGCACTGGCGCAAGTGCGATCTAGCGATAGCTTTGCGGCTCGAATAGCCCTTAAGGCCAACGAAGAGGCAGTTTTAACCCTAAGGGAGGAGCAGCTGGCCGCAAACAACGAGGTGCTCAGCGCCGAAAAGCGGCTCAACGACCTACGCAGGCAGCAGGCTAAGGATGCGATAGACATACAGACCGAGCGTACCACCAACGCGCTCACGCTCCAGAAGCTGGCGATAGACGGCGTTTCGGAAGAAGACGAAATACGCAGGGTGGCGCTGGACAATGAGATACGGCGCACCAACTTACTTGCCGAGCAGCGGAAGGCGGCGATAGACGGGCAGGTATTTGACCTTCAGCGGCTGGCCATAGCCGAAAAGGAGGCCGCCATGGCCATCGATAAAGTGCGCAACGACTTCCGCGCTAAACGGGAGGCCGAGGAAAAGGCCCGGCAGGAGCAGGCGGAAGCCGCCGCAAAGGCAGAAGCCGAACGCATAGCGGCCGAGATAGAGCGCGAGCGCAAGGCCCAATTAGAGCTGACCAAGGTGCAGCTGGAGGGGGCGCGGGATAGGGCTAAGGCCGCCGCTGATGATGTGGCTAACACCTTCGCGGCGCGGGCGCAGGCCATCCGCGAGGCCACAGCGCAGGAGGCTGCCCTGCTGGAGGCTGAGCGGGCGGAGCTACTACGGGGGGCTACTGAGACGGAGGCCGCGGCCATTAACGCCCGTATCAACAACCAGCTAGAGACCTTGTATGACAGCGCCAATGCCAAGGCGGATGCGCTGGCGGCGCGTGGGGATAACCCCGTCCTTAAGATACTGGGCATAGACAGCGAGCAGGGGCTGGCGCGGTTTAACGAGGCGATTAGCACCTTTCGCGGCTTGGGCGAACAACTAGGGCAGGAGGTGGATAAGATATTTGCGAACCTCAACGCCCGGCAAGTGCAGGCCCTGGACGCACAGATAGCGGCGGCAGATGCGCGGCTGGCTGCGGCGACGGAGCGGGCGGATGCGGCCAAAGCGCGGATAGACGCGCTGACCGGGCAGCTAGCAGAGGCGGACGTGGCGCAAAGTGAGTCTATCAAGCGGGCGCTGGAGACGGAGACCGCCGCCAGAGACGCGGCGCTGGCCGAAGAGCAGCGCATCGAGGCCGAAAAGGAGAAGCTAAAAAAGCGGGGCGAACAACTCCAGCTACGCAGGGCGCGGGCTGAAAAGCGCAATGCCATCATACAGGCGGGTATCAGCACCTCGCTAGCCATCGTTAACGCGCTGGCCAATAACGCCCCCCCGCCGCCCTTTAATACGCCCTTTGTGATAGCGGCAGGGGCACTAGGAGCGGCTCAGGTGGCGGCCATTGCGGCATCCCCACCGCCGCAGTTTGCCGAGGGCGGCTTTACGGGCCGCGGCGGCAAGTACGAGGTCGGGGGCATCGTCCACAAAGGGGAGTGGGTCGCCCCAAAGGCCATGGTCGAGAGTCCTAATTTCGCCCCTATCCTAGCCATGCTGGAGGGGGCGCGCCAAAGGGGTACGTATGCCGAGGGTGGGATAGTAGGGGGCGGGGACGCGCCCGCAGGCTTTGACGGCGTAACGTCACGGCTGGACAGCATCAACAACCAGCTCGCCGCAGCCCTTAACCGCCCCGTCATTGTGGACGCACGGGAGGTGGTTAGCGTGGCGGATAGGGTGGCCACCGTCCGGGAGCAGGCGACTTTGTAGCCAAAACATGCAAATAAGTATACAAGGTACCATATAACCGTGTTATATTTGACCATGGGTATTAAGAGCGTGCCAACAGTGGAGCCGATTATCTATGACGCTATCCTTACCGATAACGAGGCGGAGCGGCGTTTGAGCGGTGTGTTTGCCGTGGGCTTGGTCAAGGCCCCCGCTATCCAAGCGGACTTTGTGAAGTACGCCGCCCCGACTAAAGTGGTGCAGGCCGCGCCCGAAGAGCGCCGCTTAACTGGCCCGCTAGTTATCCCAGACCAGTTGGTAGCCAGCGGCTATGCGAGCGACGGCACCCCCATATACACGCGCTACAGCGCGGACGTTATCCGCCACATGAGTGAGCAGGCTAACATCCGTGGCATAGGCAGGGCGGTCAACCATGAGCACGGCAAGGAGCCGGGCGGCCTCTACATAGTAGAGAGCTGGCTCATCAAAGATCCGGCCAAAGACAAGGCCGCCGCCCTAGGCATGGACTACCCCGCAGGCACTTGGATGGTAACCGTCGCCGTGCATAACGATAGCTACTGGCAGGAGTATGTAGAGACGGGTGCGGTAAAAGGCTTCAGCCTTGAGGGCCTGATTGACCTCAAAAGGGCCGTGCAGGCCGCCCCGAAGCGTAAGCGCAGCCTACGGCAGCTCGTGTACAAGGCCGTAGAGGCCACGGTCAAAGCCATCATGCAGGCCGACCCCAAAAAAGTAACCCAAATCCAAAACGATATTATGGAAGTTTTTATCGATATGGGCAGCGAACGCGTGCCCCTCATGCTAGACGACGCTGGCATGCTGCCCGTGTATGACAGCACAGGTGCCGCTATCGGCACCTTGCAATTCGTCCCCGCCAAGGCGGCTACAGAGGTAGAGCAGTCTGCCGCTCCCGCCAAAGAAGATGAGGCCGAAAAGGACAAAAAGATGCAGGCCGCCATACAGAGCGCGGTAGAGGCTGCCACCAAGGCCCTGCAAAGCGAGGTGGAGACCCTTAAAAAGGCCGTGCAGTCTAGCAAGCAGACCCTCCCTGAGACTCCGGAAAAAGGCCCGGTCGACAAACACCAGAGCCTTGTGGAGGCACTTAAGGTAGTCGCCTCCATCCGCAAGTAACCCTATCACCATCCCACATCGTAACACATATAAGTAATGGCATTTCAGAAAGTAAACATCGATTATAGCGGAAAAGAGGCAGAAGACCTGCTCATACGCCCGCTATTTGCGGAGCGCACCGTAGCCCAGCGGGCCGGATGGCGCACCCTCGAAGGGTATAAGAGCAAGGCCGTCTGGCATAACATCGGCAGTAATGCTAAGATAACCGCCGCGTCCTGTGTGCCCAACTTTGACGGCGACGTAACCCTCACGCAGCGCGAGGTGGAGCTGTGCCGCCTGAACATGGCGCTGGAGATATGCCACGATGAGCTGCTGGGCACCTATCGGGAGCTACAGTACCGCGCCGGGCAGCAGGCCCAGAAGATGTCCGACGATGAGCTGCTGCTGGCCACCGTCATTGACGTGCTGACGCGCCGCTTTCGGACGCAGCTCAACGACATCTGGCTCAATGGGCAGGTAGGCTATCCCGTACTCAACAAGGAATATCTGGAGCTGTGCGACGGCCTGCTGTACAAGTTGGAGGTCACGGCAGGCGTGGAAAAGGTAACCGGCACCGCCATCACCTCCGCTAACGTGCTAGATGAGATGGCTAAGGTATATAATGAGATACCTAGCCACCTACTGTATAACGCAGAGCCTGATAACATGGTGGCGATCAACGTCGCTCCCAATGTGATGAGTGCGCTAACGCAGGCGCTAGCGGTCAACGGCGTGACCTGGTGGGCGAACCAGAACCCGCAGGCAGAGATAGCGCCCATGTATCTCGGCCTACCTATTGTCATCCAGAACGAACTGCCTGCCAACACCATTATCGCGACACCCCGCGATAACGTGGCGCTGTTTTTCGACACCGAAGCTGACACCACGGGCATCCGCATCGTGGACGTGAGCCAGTACAGCACTAAGCGGACGTGGGAGTGCATGCTGCGCGTGGCCACCGCCATCGACGTAATGCGCTACGATAACGTCGTTTACTACCGC